GTTGGCATTGCTTCTCAGTTGCTGTATGATAACAGTACAGGACGGCTCAGAGAGCTTGATGACTATGATGAATCGCAGTTCGCAGAGGAAATAATATGAGTAACTTAGTATTTGATATAGAAGCAGACGGCTTAGACCCCACAAAGATTCATTGCATCGTGGCTCAAGACGTAGACACGAAGGATGTGTTCACGTTTGACAACACTCAGCTAGAAGCAGGGTACGGTCTGTTACGTGCCGCAACTAAACTGATAGGCCATAACTTGATAGGCTATGACATCCCTGTCATTAAGAAAATTTCAGGCATAGACCTGTTCGACAAGAAGATTGTTGATACACTCGTACTGTCACGCCTCTTCAAGCCAACACGCGAAGGCAACCACGGACTTGAAGGGTGGGGCTATCGTCTAGGCTTTCGCAAGGGTGACTTTGGTCAGCAAGAAGATGCTTGGGACGAGTACACACCTGAGATGCTAGAGTACTGCAAGAACGATGTGTTGCTTAATACTAAAGTATATGAAGCGTTGAAGCTTGAGAGTCGTGGGTTTACCCCTGAGTCAGTACAGATAGAACATGGCGTAGCCAAGATTGTAGATCAACAGCGCACCAATGGTTTCTTATTAGATGTACAAAAAGTCATGGGCTTGATGGCTATGTTTGAAACTAAGCTACATGATCTAGAGGAAGAGGTACAGGAAGAGTTCCGTCCTGTAGTTACTACTCAGATACTGACACCTAAGTTCATAGCAACAGGCGCAGTAGCCAAGACAGCCACTGATCAACACGGTAGTGGTGTGCGGCTATCTGACGAGGAGCATGAGAGACTATCGTTGGACATAGACTGTAAGCCCATTGCTCGTAAAACTGAAACGCCTTTTAACTTAGGCTCACGTAAGCAGATTGGTGAGTACCTGATTCGTTTTGGTTGGAAGCCACAGAAGCTTACACCTACAGGTCAGCCCATCGTGGACGAAGCAACACTAAATAAAGTTAGAGGTATTCCACAGGCTTTGTTGATTGCTAAGTACCTGATGGTACAGAAACGCTTGGCTCAAACTAAGAGTTGGATAAAGGAGCTTGATGAAACTACTGGAAGGGTACATGGTTACGTCAATCCTAATGGTGCAGTGACATCGCGCATGACTCATTCACATCCTAACATGGCTCAAATTCCTAGTAGTTCGTCACCGTATGGCGAAGATTGCCGATCTTGTTGGACAGTGCCAGAGAACTATCGTCTGGTTGGGATTGACGCTTCTGGGCTTGAGCTTAGAATGTTAGCACATTATTTAAATGACGAGGGCTATACAAATGAAATTCTCAACGGAGACATACACACCGCTAATCAAAACCTTGCAGGGCTTAAATCAAGAGATCAAGCAAAGACTTTCATCTATGCCCTCTTGTACGGAGCAGGAGATGCAAAGCTTGGGTCTGTGGTTGGAAGAGGTAGGGCGCATGGTAAAGGACTTAGACAACGCTTCTTTGATGGTCTACCATCATTTAAGAAACTTACGGACAGAGTACAAAGAGAAGCTACAAGCGGATTCGTTAAAGGACTAGACGGACGTAAGCTTACAGTGCGCTCAGAACACGCGGCACTTAACACCTTGCTACAGGGTGCAGGAGCAATCGTGATGAAGAAAGCACTGATCATCTTAGACCAGAAGATAGCTAAGAATGGGTACGATGCTAAGTTTGTAGCCAACGTACATGACGAATGGCAGATAGAGTGTCACCTTGATGATGCAGTAGAGGTAGGTAAGCTAGGTGTCCAAGCTATTAGAGAAGCAGGGTGCATGTTTAATCTTAACTGTCCACTGGACGGAGACTATAAAGTCGGGGAGAACTGGAGTGAAACACACTGATCAGCTTGTAATGTTTGAGGACGATCATTCAGATCTGGGTGCAGGTGAGAAGGAGTGTAGCAAGTGTAAGCTTCTTCTCCCCCTTGCGCGGTTCAGTTCTCATTCAGGCGCTAACTACCTTAGACCAGAATGTAAGCAGTGTAATAATGAACTAGGTAAAGTTCGCAACCTCTTAAAAGATAGACATGGTATGCCGCAGTCTGGATACTTCTGCCCTATCTGTCGCGGATCAGAAGAGGATGTTAAAGGTAAAGGCAACACTAAGAACGGCTCTTGGGTTCTAGACCACTGCCACGAGACAGAATCGTTTAGAGGATGGCTCTGCCACAAATGTAACAGGGCTTTAGGGGGCTTTGATGATAGCCCTGACATGCTTGATAGAGCTATAACTTATTTAAAAGGAAGCAACTAATGAACCTTAATACTTTAGTACCTGACATCTATAAGCACCTTGAGAAACTATCAGAGGGTGAGCCTTTACCCCTGACTGATGCCGACATAGACAGAGCCGTACAAGGTATGACAGAGGCTCTACGTTCTTGGGCAACTCCTCGCAAACGAGATACTAACTTCACTGTACGCATGTCTAACGTAGGCAAGCCCTCACGCCAGTTGTGGTATGAGAAGCGTGACCCTCAAGGGCGTGGCGGTATTGATGGGCCAACACAGATTAAGTTTCTATACGGCCACTTGCTTGAAGAGATTGTGTTGATGCTAGTACGCATGGCAGGTCACGAAGTAACAGACGAGCAGAAAGAAGTTACAGTTGACGGCATCGTAGGCCACATGGATTGCAAGATCAACGGTGAAGTAGTCGATGTTAAGACAGCCTCTCGCTTTGCGTTCAACAAGTTCAAGGAAGGACGCTTAGCTCAAGATGATCCGTTCGGTTACTTGGGTCAGCTTGCAGGGTATGAGGCGGCAGAGGGTACAGAGAACGGTGGCTTCTTGGTGTTGAACAAAGAGAGCGGTGAGTTGTGCATGTATGTCCCTGATGATCTTGACAAGCCTAACATCCGATCATCTATTGGTATTCTTTTACCTGCACTAGAGCTTGACACGCCACCTGCATTGTGTTATACTCCCATCCCTGACGGTAAGAAAGGAAACATGAAACTACCGAAGGGGTGTAACTGGTGTAAGTATAAGTTTAAATGTTATGCAGATTCTAATGATGGTAAAGGTCTACGAACCTTTAAATACTCCAATGGACGAACATACTTAACAGAGGTTGTAGTCGAACCTAAAGTAGAGGAACTACTATGAACGGAAGGAAAGCTAAGCGAATACGAGCGCACTCAAGTACTATATTTGTAGAGTGGTTTAAGACTTTAGTCACTGAAGAAGAAGGCCAGAAGATAAACACTAAAAACTATACAAACTATATGCCTGAGCAGACACACTTTATGGCTCACCGTACCATGCACCGCAACGCCTATCATCCTAAGTGGATAGGCAACAAGATACTGCGAGTGCTTAAAGCTAACCCTAAACGTGAAATAGAAAGTATTACTCTTGGAGAGATCAATTGAGTATTGAAGAGATGATCATTGCTACAGGAAGTTACTTGTACAATGCGGGTGGCTTTACTAATTCTATTATAGATATAGAAGAAGATTTTCTTCACGACCTACAGATGTTAATAGAGGCAGAGCTAGAACGCAGAGAGGCAACCATCCATTGAAAAAGGTTAGGAAAGGTTTCCGCAAACCAAGAGCCGTTCGCCCAGTAGGAAAGGATCTTGTGCAAGGGTATGATTCTAACTGGGAGTATCAGTTACATACAGGAATCCTAGATGTCTGGAGCTTCCACACAGAAAAGGTTCCATATACAATTGACCACAACTACCACCCAGACTTCATCAAAGATATTGAAGGTAAGAAGATTTTACTTGAAGCTAAAGGAAGGTTCTGGGACTACGCTGAGTTCAGTAAGTATATATGGATAAGTAAAGCGTTGCCGGAAGACACTGAACTAGTGTTTCTTTTTGCCAATCCAAGTGCGCCAATGCCACAGGCTAAACGTAGAAAGGATGGAACTAAAAGAAGCCACGGTGAGTGGGCAAGTGCTAACAACTTTAGATGGTTCAGCGAAGAGAGCATCCCTGATAGTTGGATTAACCCAAAGAAGAGGGAGAGTTTTGACTGACATTAGCCGTAAAGACGAAAGGCGCGATAGGTTTTTAAGGAAGAAGAAGTTTAAGAAGATTAACTCTGCTTCTAAATTAAAAGATACTAAGCGCAAAGAACCTAAACTTAATTTAAATGAAGAGATCGCACATGAACCGATTAAATGACGCAACACCATCAGATTGGGATAGAGTACGTAAAGAACATCCTGCTATTGATAAAAGCACAATAGACCATCAGCCCTACATTGACATGGCTATGAAAGAAGCACATGCATATTCACACGACGAAGCTATACGCACAGCTTTAAAAGATCTTGCAACTAAAATGCCTTCGCTTGAAGATGTAGTCAACAAGCCAAAGCATTACAATACTGGTAATATAGAATGCATTGAAGCCATTGAAGAGTCTATGTCTTCGGTAGCTTTCAAGGGTTATCTCAAGGGTAACTGTATGAAATACCTTTGGCGCTATGATTACAAAGGCAAGCAGGTAGAAGACTTACAAAAAGCTATGTGGTATCTAGCATTATTAACAGACAAAGTAACCAAGGAGAACAATTAATGGATCAGTATCAACAGTTTATACACAAGAGCCGCTATGCACGTTGGATGCCAGAGCATAGCCGTAGAGAAACGTGGGCAGAAACAGTCTTTCGCTACGTGCAGTTCTGGAGAGATCGTGAGCAGATTACAGTCAAGGAAGGACAAGAGTTGTATGACGCTATCTTTAACCTAGAAGTCATGCCCTCTATGCGATGTATGATGACAGCAGGTGTAGCACTGGACAAAGACAACGTAGCAGGATTCAACTGTAGTTACCTACACATTGATTCTCCGCGATCCTTTGACGAGTTGATGTATGTTCTTATGTGTGGTACAGGTGTAGGCTTTAGTGTTGAGCGTAACTTTATCAACAAGCTTCCAGAAGTTGCTGAGAGTTTCCACGATACTGACAGCGTTATCATGGTGAGCGACAGCAAGATTGGTTGGGCATCAGCCTTCCGCGAGTTGATTGCTATGCTCTATGCAGGTAAGATTCCTAAGTGGGATGTTAGTCGAGTGCGCGGTGCAGGAGAGAGACTAAAGACCTTTGGTGGTCGAGCATCTGGCCCTGATCCTTTAGTAGACTTGTTTAACTTTTGTATTATAGTGTTCCAGAAAGCATCAGGACGTAAGCTAACCTCCATTGAGTGTCACGACATTGTGTGTAAGATTGCAGACATCGTAGTCGTAGGTGGTGTTAGACGATCAGCACTCATTAGCCTATCTAATCTTTCAGATCAACGTATGGCTAAAGCTAAGTCAGGTGATTGGTGGAGACATGAAGGTCAACGTGCATTGGCTAACAACAGCGTAGCGTACACAGAGAAGCCTGACTTCTCCGCTTTCTTGTCTGAGATGCAGACTATGTATGAGAGTAAGGCAGGTGAGCGTGGTATCTTTAGCCGTGTAGCGGCACAGAAGATTGCGGCTAGGAACGGTAGGCGTGACGCTGATCAAGACTTCGGGACAAATCCCTGTTCGGAGATAATTTTACGATCTAACCAGTTTTGCAACCTTAGCGAGATCGTTGTCCGGTCAAGTGATAACCTTGAAAGTCTTAAAAAGAAATGTCGTATTGCGGCTATCATCGGTACTCTTCAAGCAACACTTACTGACTTCCGTTACTTGCGTAATGTGTGGAAGAAGAACACAGAAGAAGAAGCATTGCTTGGTGTGAGCATGACAGGCATTATGGATCATAGCGTTATTGGAAAATCTACAGATAAGACAGCCGAATGGCTAGAGGAAATAAAAAATGTGGCTATTAAAACTAATGAGGAATGGGCTAAGAAGCTTGGAATTAATCAGTCTACAGCTATTACTGCTGTTAAGCCAAGCGGTACTGTATCTCAGCTTGTTGATAGTGCCTCTGGTATTCACCCTCGTTTTTCTAAGTACTATGTCAGAAGAGTACGCTCAGACAAAAAAGATCCACTTGCAGTCTTTATGGAAGACAAAGGATTCCCAGTAGAGCAGGATGTTATGTCACCCTCTTCGTCTGTCTTTAGCTTCCCTGTTAAAGCGCCTAAAGGTAGCGTGACAGTAAAAGAAGTAGGCGCTATGCAACAGCTAGAACTTTGGAAAGCTTATCAGAATCACTGGTGTGAGCATAAACCAAGCATCACTGTATACTATACTGACAGCGAGTTCTTGCAAGTAGCTCAGTGGATATGGGACAACTTTGATCTTTGTAGCGGTATTAGTTTGTTGCCAGTTAGTGACCATGTTTATCAGCAAGCTCCGTATGAAGACATAGATGCTACTAGATATAAAGAACTTCTAGCGTCCATGCCTAAGGGGGTTGATTGGCAAGACCTTGGAAACTTTGAAATGGAGGATAACACCACAGGTTCTCAAGAGTTAGCGTGTGTGGGTGGAGCGTGTGAAATTGTCTAACAAAAGAGAAGCCAACATCTTAGGCTTTAGAATACTGGTGAATGATCGGGGGCATGTCGTTACAGAAATGAGCGGCATCCCCGAAAAGGATCTTCATCTAGCGTTCAAGGATGATGAATTGTTAACGATAAGAAACATTGTACAACTTACGAAACCAAAACTAGAGGCGCTTCATCAATTTTTAGAAAACGAACTTAGCGCCCTGAACCACCAAGTCTAATTACTTTTTAGACTTTGCACCCGAACACTTCCAACGCTTACGTGATAAGTTGTTGGGAGTGTTAGGGTCATTTTGTTTCTTTTTAGATAGTCTTTTCTTTATGCCTAAACTTCTGGCGCAATAACTATCTCCCTTCGATGTACCTGTTCTAACTCTAGAGCCACCGTCCTTTGCTTTTCCTGCTTGACCATAGCTAACCTTCTTTCCACTAGCGGTTATTTTTACTTTGGCTTTGCCCTTTCTTGGAGTTGCCATATCTAGACCCTATACTTTTTAGTTTTGGCCGCAACCTTCTTAGGCTGTGCGCTGTGTTGCTTACCTGCTTTTGTATCTTTCTTTTTCTTCGCGGTGGTTGCCGCATACTGTGCAGGTGTCAAAGCCTTTATAGCCGCTTTAGGCAAATACCTTTCGCCAGTTTTAGCACTAGGCTTTCCAGACTTTGTAGTCCACTTCTGCCCTGTCCATTTCTTTAAAGACTTCTGAGATTTTGCAAGGGCCATTACTTCTTCGCCTTAGCTTTTGCTTTAGCTGACAAGTCCTTTAAATGAAATAACTTTACACTTGTTTTGGTGTGAGACTTATTAGTGTGTAGAGTACCATCAGCCATCTTGTGACTAGAGCCTTTATGCTCTGTGCCGTCTTTCTTATAATGTTTAACACCTTTCATTTGTAACCACCTCCTGCTTCTTTGTATTGTTTGGCAAGCATCTGAGCCTTTCGTGCGCTCCACTGTCCTGCTTTGCCACCCTTAGTTCCTCTTTTAATTTTATTAAATAAATTCTTACGCATTGTAGGATTGGTATAATTACCTGCCTCATTAACTGTTGACTTTTTCTTTGCCGCCATTACTTGTCCCTCGCTACTGATTTTGTTTTCTCTACAGTTCTCATTGCACCTAGTCCCAACATGCCCATCAGTACACTTGTAAGAAGTGAACTATCTACAGCAGGGACAGTAAACCAAATGCCTAGTATTGGTGCTAAGATTGTAGAATACATTAAAGCAAATCCGCAGATCCAACCAATAGCAGGTCGCCATCCGCTAACAAACAAACTCTTGTGTGCCGCCTCAACCTTGTTTACTTCTAACTGTCCTTTAGAAATCTCTTGGGCGTGACGCTCAGACATCGTAGCAATCTCGTGAGCTAAGGCGTTACGCTGATCCTTATCTTCAATGAACTTGTCAAGCAGTCCGGTCACTGGGCCTATCAGTTTATCTAACATATCTCTATCCTATTTTAAAGGGTTTGACAGGTAATCCATACCTTTCCACAAGTCTTCTATTTCACGGCTAATTGTTTTTAGCTGACCGTCAAGCTTGTTTAAGTTAGCTGTCATTAACTCTGCTTTAGCTACAGTAGCTTTCATAGTCTCAATGTCTTTCTCTAAACTATCTACATTTTCATCAATCAATAATAGCTTTTCTTGTTGTTCCATAATTGTAATTAGGTTAACGCCTAGTGTTGCTAACTTGCCTTGAAGCTGTGAGACATCATTGTCTTTTAGTTCTTGTTTAATAAGTAGTAGGCTTTCTTCTAGCGGAGCAATGCTTGGAATAGACACAGACTCAACAGCCTCTAAACGTCCGTATAGTGAGCTTGCTGTCCATACACCGCCACCTAGAGTTGTTGCAAGGCTAAGAAGTATAGCGATATAAACGCCTTTAAAACTTGTGCCGCCAATCGTTAGTTCTGTTTCTGCTAAACTCATCCTCCTGTCTCCTCACAGTTTAGTTGAGTCATAAAGCACTCATAACCTAAATAAGTTG